CCTCCACTCTAAAACACAAACAATTGAACAAAATTTACTTTCTTTTCGTTTCTTTATAAAAATCTTACCACAATTTTTACAAACCGCTATTCTGCTTGCTTTTTTATCCATTTTCCAGCAATTTTTTGAACAGTATTTCCCACTCCCCCTCTTTATATCACATTGTTTAGCATAAAACTCTTTGCCACAAGTTTTACAAATACATTTTTGTCTTTTCCAAAGTGGGCTATTTTTCCCTGAATTTTTTTTACGCCAATATTGAGCCCTGCATTTCAAAGAACAAAATTTGCCACGCCCATATTTAATATAACAGGAATTTATGTAAAATTCCTTCCCACAAAATTTACATATTCTTTTGATTTTCATTTTTTAATGCCCTTTCTTTCCATTCTTTTTTACTTGCTAATGCATTGTAAAGATACTTTTTCGTAGCAAACAAATCTTTTAACATATACATTATTATTGCTAATAATCCGCCTATGATATATTTTAGCAATTCTGGGTCGTTTACAACAGATGTTTTTTGAATAACATCCCTGCCAGCAGATATATTTTTTGAGCGGTCATATCCTGCCTTAATCTGTGCCATTACATTTGCATTTGCATTTATTCTGGTCTCAATTTTTCCCAGTTTAATCTGAACATCATTTATTCCTGCTTTAATATCCGAGAATTGTTTTTGGGTTGCATTTTCTAATTCATTTATTCTTTTATTGAACATTTTAGGTGAAAGTCCACCAAGCAAAGAAAAAGCATAAAGATTTTGAAACAAAAAAACAAATACTAAAACCTTTCTCATTTTTCCCTCCTTTAACATTCTTATTCTCTTCTCATTTTTTTCCTTTTTAGAATGTCCAGCATATTGTCACCCCCAGACCTGCCACAGTAAGGATTTTTCCTGACGGCCTATCCCAATCGGAAATCCCTATGGCAGTTGAAAGAACTCCTGCTGTTATCAACCATGGCCTCGCTTCTTTCGGCCGAACTCCAACTATCACGGCATTATTATTAACAATATTAAAAAATATACTGACAACCAATAACAATAGAAATACATATCTTTTCATCTCCACCTCCTGTATCCATGTTTTATCCGTGTCTGCAATATTTCCAGTTGGAAAGTATCGTATAGCCTTAACCGCCGCATAAATTCTTTAAATCCTTTTTTGCTGGCCAGGACTGCAGTCAAACCACCAAGAACACCAAATTGTTCACCCACAATAATACAACCTAAAGTATCTTTTATGGTATTGCCCCAATGGAATAAAATATTTTCTCTATTTGGAACTCCTGTTACTTCAAATGTCCATCCAAATTTTGGACTTTTTATTCTTCTGCATTCATAGATTCCTGCGGGGATGCAACTATTTTCTTTTATATTATTTCTCCACCTTAATTCTAATGTTGTTGCAAAAGGCACGAATTCTCCTCTCATTATATCTTCGTCAAGTAAAGCACCAAATGTTCCGTGTTGGGTCTCGGTTATCCTGTCTAAAATCATTTTTTTAAATATCATTTTTTTACTCTTTCTCTTTTCTTTTTGTCTTTTTGTAATTCTATCACGCCGTTTTTTATAAAAAATTCACTAATCTGATCTATTATCCAATTTAATTCATCATGCAATTCATCTAGCTGATGCATTATTTGTGCTACCCGCCTTCGAATCCAGACGGCTCGATCAATCCGCCTTTGCCATTTTTCTCTTTCTTCTTTCGTCATTTCAACACCTCCACTGCCTTGTCTTTTGACACTTTCTTTTTTTTCATAACCTCTCCCGTTGTTGACTTGACTATTTCATAAAATTGCCCATCTTCGCTGTTGAACTCATATCCTTTCTTTATTTTGAATTTTCTACTCTTTACAGGCACTTGAATTGCCTTGACTTCGCCCGTTTTCCTGTCAAAGTAATACTTTGTTTTTGTCTCAAATGTTTTTGTTATCGGTTCAACAGAAGCAAGTAAATTTCCCCGCAAATTCCTGAACTCTCCCTTGCTTGGCAAATACAATTCCATTCTATTTGCCTCACCATTGTAAAACATCACCGCCCCGTTGAGTTTATCTGGTGTGACTTCTTGCTTTACTCTTTCTATTATGCTTTTTCTCGTCTCATAGTTGTATAGAATATACGGAGGGTCATTACCGCCATCAGAAGTAAGTTTTCCCGTGCAGTGAATGTCGCCCGAAACATCTAAATCATAACTCGGAGTAGTATCCCCAATTCCAACCTCACCATCTGTATCTATATTTAGAACTCTTGTTGTTCCACTGTCACCACTCGCTGGATTGTAAATACTAAAAACTTCATCTCCACCAAGTCCCAAATTAACTTGATAATTATCCCCATTTTCAAAAGTCATAAAAGACGCACTTCCAGATACTGTTCGCTCTAATTTCAAAAGTTCAACATTACTACTCTCTATCTCTAACGGATGTTCTGGACTTGTCGTTCCGATGCCGACGTCACCTCCTTGGTCATTTAAAATTAAATTTCCAGAAGTATCTCCTGCTTCCATGCTTCTAATAAAGAAATTGCCAGTATCATCCCCATGTTCAATGACAAAATTATTCTCTGCAGTTGAATATCTAAACTCTACATTACCGATGAATAATCCATCACTTGAATTTGCGGCAACATTAACATCCAACTTCGCCACCGGCTCCGTTGTCCCAATGCCGACGTTGCCATCCTCTTGTAAAATCATTATGTTTCTATATGTTGTGCCATCATAACTTTTCATATAAAACTTATCGTCTGAATTCAATCTAAACATATAGAAATATTTGGTATCACTTTCTCTCAAAACAATCCTTTCGCCTCCAGAAGAACTATTACTATTATTAGAAATCCTAAAAATTGTCTGAGTATCTTGATTTTTTTCAATATCTAATAGATAATCAGGATTATCCGTCCCAATCCCCACATTTCCCCCATTCATTATCACGTTTCCGCTACTATCTATAACAAGACTATCTGCATCAGCCCCCATTAAGACTGCGAAAGGTTGAACACCAGTGCTTACATCTCGCAAGCCTAATCCACCTGGGGTTCCTACAAACCATTCCCAAGCATTATTTGTTTTTGCAGAACCTCCAGTTCTTTCTATCCTTATTCCAGGAAAATAATCACCTACGGCTTCAATTTCTAATCCATTCTTATTTATTAGACTAAAAGAAGGATTATCCGTCCCAATCCCAATATTCCCCCCGTCTTCCACAAATATCCCGTTCCCGCCGTCGTCAAGGAGATATAACCCTTTTGAACCATCGGCTCTGATTGTGGAAATGTGTATCTGATAATCCCCTGCATCCCAATTTGCGGATAAACCGCCAGTAGAAATAAGAGAAACTGTCGCTTGTCTTATCGCATAATCGGTATATCCTTTTGTGGAAACATCGCTGTTGTTGACGGGTGAGGTGGAGACATTGATAAGTTTTGCTCCTTCAAAAGAAACAGAACTTTTTGCTATTACCATTGTTGGTGTTGATGTTACCCCCATCATAATTGTATAAGGTTGCGAATTAGCAAGTTTATTTGTTTGAGAAGCACCTATACCTATTACTATGTTATTAGAAGCCCCTACTTCAAGCCATTTCCCAATTGCTATTGAATTTTCATAAGAAGAATCACTAACCCAACTTTCATACCCTAAAACTAATGAATTTATTCCATTTGCAACAGAATTATAACCTATTGTTATTGAACCACTATGAGGAGCAACTGCATCTCGTCCTAATGCTATAGCATAATCACCATTTGCTTCAGCCCCCAAACCTATTTGACAAGCATAATTTCCAATATCAGTTTCATTTTGTAGTAAACCAAATGATAAACTATTTTTTGTGTCGTGTATTTTAAATCTCCAATAAGGTGATGACCTATCTGTATAAAAAATAATAGGATGTCCTACTCCTTCAGAACCTACCGTCAAACTACCTGTTAAATTTAATTCATTTCTTATTTTTACATCTGTATTCACATCAAAACCAGCAGTAGGTTCTACAGTTTGTATTCCTATTTTGCTTGTAGTTGATATAAACAAATCTCTAGTATATGGTAAATCGTGACCTGAAAGAATTATGCCCTTTAAGGTTTGTTTCTCACCAACAAAATAATGGTCTCCCCCCACATAACCATACTCTCCATCACATACTATTCTTATCATAGGGTCTCTATTTACTCCTTCAGGGTATTGACCCGCCTGAATATACAACCCTTCTGCTCCGTCATCTCTAAAAATGTTTTTTTCTGTCCATACATTTTCTGCTGATAATCTACCAAATTCATCATAATTATATCCATCTAATTTATCACTATCGCTTGCCTTTTCATCTTTTCCCAAGAAAGTAGTCGTTGAGGTCATATATGTCCCGTCTGCAAATGTTACTGTTGAAAATGAAACATTTTTGCTATCTGTTGATAGAAAATAATCATAGTTATATCCATCCAATTTATCACTATCACTTGCTTTCTCATTCTTTCCCAAGAAAGTAGTTGTGGAAGTCATACTTGTCCCGTCTGTAAATGTTATCGTGCTTATATTTGTGATTTGTTTTTCATTCAAGTCAATATCCTTTGTCGCATTTTCGTATGGAACAAAAATATCTTGAAACACCTCACTATTTGCTGGTATTTCCCATCTGCTTGAAGTGTTGCCCTGATAATATATCCTTACTGTTGGAGCGTTCCCATTTCCAGAAACATCGGCATAAAGTTTTCCTACTATTCTGCTTCCTGTATCGGGAATATAATCCTCATTTAATTGTAATGGTATAAGATATGCTCCTTTATCTATGATTAAATTGCTATTTGAACTTGTTGATATAACTATCTCTGTTGTGTCTGATTTTCTCTCAATCAATTCCCAGTAAATTCTTAAATCCTGCGTCCCTGCGGTTTTCTCCGCTGTGAGATACCAATTATAAACTCCTTTGAGAAGTTTTTGTGGTGCTTCATCTCCCGCTGAAATCCAACCGCCTATGTAATCGTTATCCGTCAAACTTGCCTTTTCAATATATGTCTCTGTTCCTGTTGACGGAGTTAAATAACAGGTCTTGTATCCAGTTGCGTCATCTTCATCATACATATAATATGCTGAACCCAAAGAAGTAACCGCAAAATCCACATATTCCTTATTGACAAAACTCTTGATGTCAACACTACCATTTGGGGTTGTATCCAGCAAGGGAATTCCATTTATAACTGTCTGTGTTGCAGACTGGTTCAGAAATAGAAAATCCGTGCTGTCCAATTCATCAAGTTTGTCACTATTTTCCGCATAAGTCGCAGATGATATTGTGCCTGAAACATAATCGGCAGAAGCCACTAAAACATTGTAATTTACACTTTCCGCATAGGTTGCTGTGCTTGAAATTTTTGCATATTCAGATGTGCTTACACTAATATCATAATTTGTTCCCAATAAATAAGTTGCAGAACTCGCTGTTGCTGACCAAGTCGCAGATGAACAATTCCCTATAAACCCCGTATCTGAATATACCTTACCTTCAAAATATCCTGCATATCCCTTACTCTTATCAGACACTTCTCCATAAATTGCCTTCCCATCATAAGAATAACCTTTTACGCCTGTTCCATATAAAGTCGTCCCATATACGCCAGTCCCATAATCACTGCCTCGTCCATAGATACCTTTTGTGGTAGATGCCCCATCATCAGGTTGATAACCCGCAACTGCACTCATGCCTCCATATCCAAGTATATTGTAATAAGCATTTTCACCATTTGCCCTTATGGTATAATCATTCAAATCAGCAGAGCCACTGTTTGTTTTTTCAATTAACATCGTTCCATTTCCACCATCAAGTATAATAGTACTTGTTGTACCATTTGTTAATGTTATTGTTGAGACATTTGTAATTCCGTAATTATTCATATTCAGGTCCTGTGTCGCAGTATGATTCCCAAGATTATCTCCCGTCGACGATGAAACCTGTACTGTGCCATCTGCCCATTCAATTTTAGAAACTCCTATAATTGAACTTGATGTTAGTAAGGCATAATTCCCCAAATCCAATTGCCCACTCATTTTATCACCTGTTGTGTTGACAAACACATCATAAGCAGTAGTTGTAGATTCTGCAATTGCGTCTAATCTTTCAGCCACTGTGGCCGCACTTCCTGATGGATTTATTCCAAGTTCTGTCTCTATTGCTATAATAGCCGCATTTGCGTCATTGGGTACATCATCACGGGCAATAGTAACATTATCTATTTCTTTGGCGTCATCAGTATCAATAGCATTTGGATAATCACTTCCAGCACCGGACCCCAATTCCGCAGCGCTGAGTGAAAATCCAATACAGCTTATGAACCCAAACAATAAAATTATTTTCTTTATTTTATCCTGCACTTGGAGTCTCCTTTATTAATATATTTCCTGAATATGTGTTTTTAGCATTATCTGCAAATTTAAAATCAAATTTATCTACCCACACAACTTCATATGCTTTGCCATCCCATGAAGTGGCGGTGGGAAAAGGCACAAAATACATTGGTTCTGCGTCTTCAAAGACGCTTAAAAGCTTATTATAGAAAGAAGTTGAGATATATCTTAATCCAATTTTGGCCTGGTATTTATCTTTAATATTGTAAGTTACAACTCCGCCGTCAGGCATATTATGAACAATTTGTTTTCGCATAATAATAGGGTTAAATAACGATTGAGAGGGATTGACATCAAAAGCTAATTTTCTTTCTGACAAGATTAATTCTCCAACAGATTTTTCGGCATTTCCTGATATTGTTTCATCCATTTGCAATTGAATTGAAGTTGCCTGGATAGTACTGAAAGATAAATAAATTGAATTATCTGAATTTGTTGTGAAGCTCGCTATTGCGTTGGCAGTATTAGAATCATAAAATAAGCTAAATTTTTTCAGATTATGATTTTGAATTAATATATTACTCACTGGCATTGTTGAACCAAATTCAATTGAAATTGTTGCAGATGTATTTGAGTTATAACCATCTGTTGTGTATCCCAAATCGGGATTTCTATTAAACAAATATTTCGTAAGCGCTGTATTACTATCCACCTTAACCATCGTTGTAGTATTCAAATAATTCGCTTTCAAAAATTCCATTACTGCCATATTTTATCTCCTAGGATACCGATTCATTATTATGTTTAAGCTCAAATAATTTTTCATCAATTTTTTCTGCAAATTCTCTTATGCTTACTTCATCAGCCACAATTGTACCAGCCTGAATTATAATTGTGGGACCACCCAATCCCGCTTCAGCTAATGCTTCTTTAGTTCTTTCATCATGCAGCGGAATTACAGCTTCTGGCTTATTAGCTTCTGCGATCCTGGCTATAGTTCCGCCAGCGGTGGGCAATACAATTCCACCTTCTGCAAGTTTAACGCCTCTAATTCTCGCGACATTTGCTAATCCTGCTGCTGTAACTGCAGCTGCTAACGCATAATTAAAAGGTGGTATAGTTGAAGCCAATGCTTTATTTGCTGCTTTATAAGTATCTATGATTGCAGAAGCAATTGCAGCACTTTTTCCTATTATTGCAAGTTCTCTATTTTTTGCAGTTGAAAGTGAAGCGATATAGTTTAAAGTATCCTCGAAATTTCTTTTCTTCGCTTCCTGTTGCTCTTTATATTTTGCTGCAACTTCTTGCTCTGTTTTTATAAAAAGTTTTGCTGCTTCTTTTTGCATTTTAATCTTTTTTTCATAATCTTTTTTTAATGCTTTTTCTTGCTTTTTCAAGGTTTCTATAAGATTTTCATTTTTAATATTATTAATTCTTATAAATTCTTCTAGACTCATATTGCCTATAACAACTTGTTGTTCAAACCTTCGCATTAATTCTCGCATTTGAATTTCGCTCTTTTCTTGTTCAGCCTGGATATATACATCTCTTAATTCATGATAAATTTGTTTATAAAGTTCCGCTCGTTCCAACCAGCGCGCTTTATCTTCTTCTTGTAACTGGCTTGCTAATGCAAACATACCTTCCATTGCTGTCTTAGCTTCTTCCATAGATATTCCCTGGCGCATTATAGCATTAACACTTTCGTCACCGTATTTTTTCCAGATTTCAACACCTTCTCTTACTTTATTTTGTACTTCTTTTTGCTTTCCCAAAAAATTGTTTACAGCGTCATTTTGCTCTTTAATAGCGTCATTTAATTTCAGAAATTCTGCTGTTAATTTCACAACAGCGGCAGTTATGGCTCCTAGTGCTATTGCAAATGGCCCCAATAAAGGCAGCAACATGTTGAATCCACTAAGTATTGAGGGCAATATTAGAGACAATCCAGAAAGAGCACCCACCAACGACACTACAACTCCAGATAAACCAACCAGAATAACTGTTAATTTTTTTGAAGCAGGACTTAAATTTTCAAACCATGATACCAGTTTCTCAGCAACACTGATTAATGAATTCACAGCTGGCAACAGTATTTTTCCTATAACTTCAAATAAATCTCCAAGTCTATTTTTGAGTTGAGCAACCCTTCCGCTTAATGTATTTGTTTCTTCTTGTGCTTGTTTATATCCTTTTGCCATTAAATCAGTGACAATCTTTTGTTTTTCAGCTTCAGTTGTAGCAGTTCTAAGAGCAGGAACATATCGTTGCAATACTGTATATTCTCCTTGTAATGCCAGCGCCGTATAGCGGGCTGCAGCGTTAGCATCCAAATTTAAAGCTTTTGCTAATCCTATTGCTCCTTTTGTAGCTTTTTCCATATTTTCAGGCATAACGCCTAAATTGCGAATCTGTGCCATTAATGACAACACATTTTCGTCTCCATAAGTGGTTTGTTTTTGAATAGCTGCAGCTAAAGCTTTCATTTTTGGCATAAGAGCGTCTACTTGATCCCCGTGAGATGCAAGAGCAGATGCTACAGCGTTTTCAGCGGATTCTTGTCTGGCAAATGCTTTTATAGCCTTAACAGCCATAGCAGTAATAGATGCTCCCATGGCTGTTGCAGTAACAGCAATTTTTTTAATATTTTGTCTTACTCTATTCAGTCCCTTACTGATTTGGTCTTTTAAAGTAATAAGTAAACTAGCTTTTTTTGTAGCCATTTTATCTCCTCTTATTTTCTTCTTCTACGCCTATTGTAGTTATAAAAATATTAAACATCTGCTTCTCCATAGTAGACAATCCCCCTTCAGGAAATGCTACTTCATCTGGAAGCTTTCCATATTGCTTGCATATGTTGTATAAAATAAGCGCTTTGTCTTTAGAGAAAAAAAAAGCCCTTTCAATCCTCTAAACATATTCAAAGAATGCACCACGATTTCGGTATACAATTTTAATGCCAAAACGTAATCGGCCATGATATCATCTATTGTGAGATTTTCTGACAATTCTGGGTAAACAAGACCAGCCTCGATTACGTTTTTCATATCCTGGTAAGTTTTTCTCAATGCGGCTTCATTTATTTGTTTTTCAGGATCTACTTTCCGCCGTGAAATAAACGAAGTGAAAATCTGAGGCATTTTATCGTCTGGAAAATCTATCAAAGGATTTAATTTGCGAATAACAAATTTAAATCCTGATATTCTGACAGTTTTATAACGCCTCAGCCTAGCACGAGTTGGCTTCCTGGAAAACAACATCTTTATTAACTCCCACAAAATTAATAGCCAGAAACATCATTAACTATCGTAATTCCTATATCTCTTCCTGTTGAAGTTGAGGGGTTGTCAACCAGGACATCAAACTCGATTTCGCTTTTCAAGATCTCATTGGCTCCACCTATTTCCACATCAGGAGTGTTGAGATATACTTTAGGCATAATTATCTTGCAGGAATAATTTTCCTCTGAAGTAATAGAACTGCCTTCAAAATAAAGCTCAACTGCCCCCTGAGTATTTTGTATAAACCTCTCCCAGGCAGTAGTGGTGTCAAATCTCTGAGTAATTTTCAAAGACACTTCTCTGCGTGTTGCTGGCAAAGCTTGAATTGTATTATATCCAAGAGACCTCACTCCAGCATCGCTAACTAAATTGTTATTAATAGTTAGCTCAAAATCTGTGATATGTTCAGCTGCAGATGAAGTTAAACTTGATTCTGAGCCGGCATATCTATAGCTGCCTTGAACATAGGTAAATGGCAGAACAGCACTTATGCTTAAACTGCTAGAAATATCTGTGCCTGCCTGTGTGCTGTCCTTGAAAACCATTTCATAAGAACACTTTACAGGCTCTCCAATAGTGCCGGTAATTGTTAAAACATTGACTCGCCCACCTGCATACTGCCAGTGATGTGCATCTCCTTTTCTAACTTGCATTCCAATGCTAGAAATTGTGTTGTCAAAATTACCTGCAGAAATGCTGTGGGTCCATACTGTTGCACCCGTATTAGTGTTGGCTGTGGTAGATATTCCACCGCCTAATGTTACTGCCAATAAAATTGGCGATTCTGTCGGATGTAAGTACTGTTCCAAAGTCCCTCCCACATTCTTATCCAGTTGCACTCTTTTTGTAAAGCCTCTGTTGCCAGAAATTGTATCCAGCTTTGTGCTTGCTATTTCTGTTTTAATCCCCAGGCTTAAAAATTCCAGAGTATGGGTGTAAGAGGAACTGGTTGCTGGAAAACTTCCAAAACTAGGTTCAATCATCAAAGCCACATAAGATCTTGCTCCTGTTTTTGCATTCTGTCCAATTGCCATTTTCTTTACCTCCTATTTATTCTAGTATAAAGCATTTTTCTGCTTTCCTCAAACATTTTCTTACTGCTCATAAATGTTTGATAAGCATGCTGCATTAATTCAAATGTATCCCTGCATTGCTTTATATTGCTTGTATTTATCTGCATCAATTCATTTTCTAATGAATTTTTTTGCGGAATATCAAGCAATCCCCGTCCTGAGCAATTTACCACCGGTAAATTGTAAACAGTAATATATGAATAAAGCCATTTTGCAGAAAATAAAAGATTCTCACTTGTAAAAGCTGGTGTGCTATTAAAATCCAGAACCGTTCTGTGATGCATATAATAGCGTTTAGGTATGGGGTTTTTCCAGGCATAATAATTGCCATCAGGCCGCCAACTATAATCATATCCAACCAAAATGTATCTTTCATAGCCAGCCCAGTTAATATTTTGATATTCATCTGAACCAGTTACAAAAATTAACATAGCATTTGATACATTAGAGCCGGCAGGAATAATTCTAAATCTGTCTTTAAATATGTCAATAAATATTTTTTCAGTTTCCAAAGCATCTTTATTTATCATAAAATACCTGTCACCTTTCCAATTTTCAGTCCATTCTGGGTTTGCATATGGTGTTGCAATTAGTTTTACATCTTTTGTCTCATTGATCGAATCTTTGATCCATGTAAAAGGTATATTGGCATCACAAAGCATTACATAATCTGCTTTAACTCCATGCTTAAGTAACAACTCAAATCCCTTATCACACGTCATAATTTCTACTCTATCTCTATATTTTTTAATTGTTTCTATATTTTCCTCAAGACTGGCTCCAATTGCAACTAGCAATAAATGTTTTCCAATCCCTGTGTTGTGCAATTCCTCAGGATCTCGGCGAGGAAGTTGTGCATTCCTTTTAGCATTCGGTATCCATACTTTTTCTCCAAACTGCTTAAATACAGCTTCACTTTGATTCTGAACATCTTTCCAGGTTAATACTACTGGCATACAACCTCCTATCGAAACATATAATGAGCCTCTAACCTTATTAATACTGCTTTAGCAAACCCTTCTCCAATATCTATGGATGGCGAAAATTCAGTAGATACAGGATTGCACCACAATGCTGTATTACTTAAATCATATTCTGCCTGAAATATGCCTTCTATATTTCCTGCCATTTTATAAATATCTTCTAACAATTCAGAATGCGGTGAATGCCCACCATATTTGCCAAATATCCCATAAATCTCATATTCGATTACAGCGCCTTTTTTAACACCATTAGGTCCTGTGGGACCTATGGAAGTAGATGATTCCTCTTTGCTGCGAATTACTACATAAATAGCAGGCAATCTGTCAGCTCTTGGCGGTGAAATTTCAGGGTCGGTTTTAAGGATGTTATCATTATCTATTTTGGTGCTTAATCCATCAGACAAATATGGTGAAGCAGTTGTGGTATTATAATCCTTTAACGCTTGAACCACCGCATTTAAGTTTGTTATATAATTGAAACTCATTTTCCTACCGCCAGTTTAATTATCAAATCTACCATCTTCTGTTGTGCTTTTGAACTAAGCCACATAAAATCTCGCTTGGCCATCTTGGGAGTGCCTTCATCATGATATATCCCCACTTTTGATGTCGAAAACAATAAAACACTCATTCTATCCTGACGCTTAATGCCGCCTCTGGAAGGCAATAAAGAATTTCTTAAGTGGCCTGTGAGTTGCAGAAGCTTATTAGAGGGATTATATCTTGCATCTTTTTTGTGTTTGCTTGCATATGCCCGTTGTGTAGATGGTTTCCTGGCGGGCCATTTTCTATGTTCGCCTTGTTCATCTCTGAAGTGCTCAATAATGTCTTTAAATCCGTATGTCACAGCAGCAGCTTTCAATAAAGGAAAAGGATCCTTTATTTTCTTATTCAAGTTTGCTAAAAAATCCCTCCATCTGCTATCATCCAAAACCACACGGACATCGCTCATTATTATCCACTCCTTTTACTTTTCTGGTCATTAATTTCGTCAGGATCCCTTTGCCAATTTATTGGGTCATCTAATCCAGTAATGGGCGTATAGTTTCTTGTGCTGGAAATAAATCTGCTGGTTGCTATTGTGGGTACTGCGCTACCATCTGTATAGGTTAAATTTATCTGGCCCTTGATGATTTTTTCAAGAGTTTCCTCCGCTCTTTTATAATCATCCAGATATTCGTTTCTGTCATCAGAACGATAACCAGTTAGACGAATTACATTGTAGACAGCGATATCTTCTGTAAGCTTTCGCAAAAGCGGAGGAATAGAACCAGATGTGAACCGTGTTATATCATATCTCGAGGCTATAATAGCATTAACTTTTGATTCTGCATTTTCTATTTGCCTTGCAAAGATGTTGGTGCCTTCAGTATCAGATGTGGTTGTGTTGCCTTTTAAAAATCCTGGCAAAATTAAAGATATAGCCGTTGTTGTTACATACAATCCCATTTTAATAAGCTCCTGGAATTTGCATTTCTTTTAATTTCTGGAGAATAAAAGCATCCTGAGTGCTTTTTTGCGTTTTTTTCCTTCTTTTGGGTTTTAATGTCCTGACAAGGCTTCTTTTAACTCCTTTGGCTCTATAAACACGAATAAGCTTCCATGTGTTGTGATCTGCACGCACTACAAAATGCCTCGGTTCCCCAGGAGAAATAACATTGCCTTTAGAATCAAGTTTTTCTTTGGGTAAATTTTCTTTTCCTGTGTAAGGCTTAATTACTTCGTTCCCGATCTTGAAACTTGCTTTCGGTCTGCCTTTTTTCTTGTCTGCTTCTTGCTCAACAACCTGCACATTTCCATTGCCAGTTTGGACCTGGCCGTCCTCTCTAACTCCTCTCATAATTCACCTCCATAACTCGCAGATGGGGGCTTGTATAATTCGCCCCCATCCACGGAATTTTTCGCTATTTCTTATGTAATATCAATAAGCAGATATCCACAAGAAGTAGCTACTGGCTTAAACTGGAATGATGTATCAACCTCAACCCAGTCACCATCCACAGCTTCTTCTCTCCATTTTTTCACTGTGACCTTGCTGCCTCCATTGGACTTAACAAATTGATACATAGCACTTGGCTTTTTAAGGCCTGGATTGGGTTCCATGTATGCTAACAATGCATTGTTGGTCCAGATCCAGCCCATGCTGGAAGCCAAACCTTCTGCTGCTGTTTCATAGGTTGCTTTACCGACCAGAACTTCTTGCAAGCTGAAAAGTTTTGCCAGCATTTGTTCTGTAATAGAATCAGCTGACGTGTACTTAACCCTATCCACAATAGATGTGTGAACCTTAAGTGCTCTAAAGCCTCCGTCGTCAATCTGAAGTTTATTAGGCGTGTAGCCTGAATTCTTCAGAATGACAGATGAACAAGAATCTATTAATGTAATAGGGTTGCTTGCAACTGTGTTCTGTGTCCATGCTGCACCAGCTGACAACGACATACTGTTAGACCAATTTGAGGAATCTTGAGCCACACTCGCACAGGCAATTTCCTTTCTGATAAGAATTTTGCGGGTCAAAATTTCAGTCATATCAATTTCCAGCTGAATGGGTTTATCTGCGTTTTCCTTTTCAGAATCAGGAATAACCTGAGACAAAGCATGTCTCTCCAGAGAATAGGTGCTGAAGGACATTGAAAAATCTGCCCTATTTGCCCTTGTTCCTGGAGCACGCAGAGTTTCAGGAAGACTCATAATATCAGTTGAATAGATGTAGTATTCATCTGAATTTTTCTTGACTGGAACTGTCCCCACAAACTTATCAGCAATGAATTCACCTGGCTTGTAAGCAATCGAGATGTTCTCAAGAGGTCTGTTTCTGTGTATTTGTTTTCCTAATGGCATTTTTATTACCTCCTTCTATTTTTTTTTGTTAGTTAAAGCTTACTTAAACCTTCGTCATTGCGATGTTGAGAGGAAACAGTAAAACTTCAACCAACGCGCCTGTACTAGCTGATTCTAACGCTATACCGACTGCACGAGGAGCACTGGTTGTAGACTGCACGAATTCTTTTACTCCTGTTACAGCCTTTCCAGTACCAGTTTGTGCAGTGATAATAGAACCAACTGAAATATTCTCACCTGCCATAATTTTAGCTGTTCCTGCAATAGCAACAGCCACAGCTTCACCTGTGGCACTATGCTCGGTAGTGCTAACCCCGATTATAAGAGATGTGCTAGTATCCCACACTTTCACAGTGTTGTTAGCACCAGCAGGAGCTAAAATTCTATAAGCAGGCATAGAGCCATTAAGCGTTTTCATGGTAATCACAACTTGATTTCTAACCTGAGACATGGCTAAATCCTCCTTTTTTTATTTTTTTGAAGCCTTTCGTTTATAAAAGGTCATTTTATAAACTTATAGCTTTGGCGCCTTAGCTTAAACACAAGCTAAGACTTACAGGCAATTTTTCAGCCGACAAAGGAACTAAATTTATTGCTTACTAGAAGCAACATGGAGCAAAGCTTCTTTGTAAGAAACTTTGTGTTCCTTTGCATATTTTAAAGCTTTCTGGTGCGTAAGCTCGCCTTCTTCGTCAGTAAGAGGAACGCCTGTTTCTGATGCATCTGTGGTATTTAAATCCACAAACTGGTTGCTGACAATGTTGAGTATAATTTCATCAGCTGACTTTTCTTCTTTCTCATTGATCTTGTATTTTTTGACCTCTGACGATTTCTTGAGGTCAAACAATATATCAACAAGCGCTTCCTTGTGAACAGGCAAAAGATGTTTATCCTGGATAAGTTTATCAACAGTTGCTTCTATTGAAGCCTTTAATTCCTTTTCAGCTTTCTCTGCAACTTCCTGTTCAATCTTGTTCTTCGCCTCTTCTGCTTCTTTGGCCTTTTTCTCAGCTTCTTCTGCTTGCTTTTTTGCTTCTTCGGCCTCTTTCTCTGCCGCTGCTTTCTCTTCCTGCAACTTGTCAATTTTTGCTTGAAGTTCTTCAATTCTCTCCATTTTCTTTACCTCCTCTAAAAATTTTTCTAACTCGTACTCACCCACACCTGCAGCTTTAGCTGCCTTTACTAAAACAGCTCTTGCCTTGGCTTTTTCAGCCGGCGTCAAGTTAGTTTGTGGCAGCCTGGCTAGCGCATTTCGCAAGTGGGGTAAGTCTATTTTACCATTTGCGTCCTTGTAAGGCAAGTATCTCAAACTTCTCGGAACGGTTTTGCCTTCCTCATCCTTTTTGCCGCCTGGTTTAATATATGCAAAACTAGAATCAGGAAGGTCATTAATAAATGCAACACTCCATTTTGCCATTTGATCCTCCTTTATGTTATTTTTTCCAGGCCCTGGCCTTTCCAGCCGCCGCATTGTTCCACCACATTTAGGGCAGGAGATTTGATCGCAATGTTGATCAGTTTGCATCTGGTATCCACATTTTATGCATTCACAAACAAATAATTGCTGTTCTTTTATTGAAATACCATCTATTGCAAACTCATATTCCTGGAATTCAGAATCTGTTTCATAAGGTTCCATAACAGGAATTGAATATAAATTTATGATATCATTAAGATTTCCCACCGCTGGCGTATCTGCGCCTAATAATGCTACCGCTTTTAATAATCGTCTATATGTTTTGCCTGCGACAGGAATGTTCCAAAATATTTCTGAGGATATTCTTCTATAAGCTCCCGCTTTTATAAGATCATAGATTTTTTTAGGGACTTTTACAAAATCAGCAACAAGTTTTTTTCCTTTTTTACGCAAATTTTCAATCCATCCTAAAGCAGGCATTCCGCTCCTTTGCGCAAGTTTCTGGTTGTCATCATGCCCTAACTTAAGATATGGCTTCAATATGGATTTGGTCTCATAAAATCCTTTTACCATTTCCTCAAGATCTTTCTCAGTATATGTATGCCCATTGGGTTTTCCTGCTGCAAATATTTCAACGCCTTCAATATCAAATGTCTTGGGTAATTCATAATCCTGCGTGTTAGGTGCTACCCATTTATCTCCAACTTTCTTATATCCTGCCTTTTTGACAGCGCTCCATGCTACTGCATTTGCCTTCTCTTCATCTCCGTCATATTGTTTTATTGCTGCATTAAATGCCTTAATCCAGATTTCCTGGGCAGGTTTTGGCAATCCTTTTATTCTGTCTGGCGGATCACTAATCAAATATGGCATAATATCCTCCCTTCTAATTATTCATCTTTAATGGTTATTTTGGTAACTTTATCAAACTTATCAATTAAATTTTTCTGTTCAGTTTTAATTTCCGTCAATATAATCATATGCTTCTGCATCTCCTTTTCTATGCAATCTCTATGTTGCTCACAGTCGCTTTTTGATACTGTGTGTGCCACTTTGCTTATTAATCCTGCAAGTATTACCAATACTACACCACCACCAATGTATTCGTACATTTTGCTAACCTCCTATTTTTAATAAACCGCCACCCATTTTCTTTAATTTATCTTGATCGAAATCAGATTTGGGATTGGGTTTATATTCTTCAAATTTTGTGATAGGAACCAGCACACACCGGCAATTAAAATGTGCCGGGGGCTTAAGAAATTCCAATTCACCAACCTTAAAAATCTTTCCATCTAAATATGAACAAACCTGGCTAGTTCTATCGTCTAAAATTGCACTCCATTGATAAGCTTCAACGATTTGTTTTGCTAGCGGATCGGTTTCCCAATATTTTTTCCTGGCTTCATTATATATCTCTGTGTTTTTGGTCCTTGCAACTGTCTGAATCCATCTATCGGTTTCGGCTGTTAATTCGTTCCTTACTATTTTTAACATTTCCGATTCACTTACGCCATCTTTCATGCCCTGGATAATCATGTTTTTTGTTTTTTTTGTGACATTAAAAGCATAATCTCCAACTGTAGAAAATGCTTCAGCTTGAAGCAATTCAAGATATTCATCTGGCAATAAATCAATAGCAAATTTCTTTATGTCTCCTTGAGGAAACATTTCGTGCTTGGCTTCCTGAATAGCAGATTTAAATAAATCAGTATAATAATGTTTTAATGTTTGGTTCATCTGCTTTAGATATTTAGGCTGTAATTTGTTTAATTTAGCAGGGTTGAACTTGCGTAAAAAGCCTTCATCCCTTATTTGAGATACTAGACTATGAATAATAAGTGCTGCATCTGTTTTTAGTTTCCTTGCAACCAATTTATCATTTAAATCAAGAGTTCTTTTAATAGAGCCAAAATTCATCTTGCGTTCATATTTGGTTAATTCCCGGTGATAGGGCATAGTATATGTCTCTATCCCTATCTTATTTTGTTCTTCTTTTTCTGGCTTTTTAGCCACGGGGACTGCTGTAGATTTTGATTTTGAATCAGATGTGGGAAATCCAATTACTGATTTAAAGTATTCTATGTCTCTATCAGTCGGGATATAGCCACCAGCTTTGACTAATTCAATCCAAATTTTCAAATAATTTTCTATATCTCCTAAAGTATATGGCAAAAATTCAAATTTGCAATTTATATCTCCAAAATTACTAAGCACCAACGGCCTGACTAATTTCATGGTTATTTTGCGGGCCAAGCTTTCTCTGTCTTTTTTAATGCTACTTAAAAATACTTTAAATTGCTCCTTTCCCAGTGCATAAGAGCCGCCCTTTGTTTCGGTTCCGCCAATTCCCATGAGATCTGGCACTAAAATTGAACGAGCTATTTGCATGTTATAATAATCCAGCCCCTTTAAATATATGGATCCTGCTTCTCTTTCTAGCTGCTTGAATTCTATTTCTGTATCCTCAGGAGCCACAAGAGTTGTGGCGTTTTGTATGGATTTAATAACCTCGAAAAATTCATCTATTTCGCTGGGAGAATAATTCCGCGGATATTTGCCTACTACGGTACCTGAGGCAAATTTTTCAACATATATTGCAAAAAATTTTGAAAAGAAATTTTTAGCTTTCCATGCTTTATAAGCTGCTCTTAAATCCGATTTGCCATAAGGATTGCCAAACTGCATTTGATAAACGTGATGAATAAATTGAGAAGGTTTGAATTCTTTTTCTCCTGACGAAGTTGTTTGAGTAATGCTTATAACATTGCCATATTTATCTACATTAAATTTAAAAGAATGAGGCGCCCGTGTTTTAAGAGAGAGATAATAATATTTCCCATTTTTAATTGTATATACTGGCTCAGTTAAAGAAAATCCATAATCATATGCTGATAACATATCACGCAATACATCATCAAAAGTAGAATCCAGGCCAGTATTTTCATTTATATGTTCAAGATTTTCTGTCACAAATTGGTTAACTTTCTCATTATCCCCTGTTATTTTCCAGCCAGTATTTACAACCATATCTTTTTTGATTGATAATACAGCTTTTACCTGATCATCGTCTATCATTTCATCATAAATAGAATAATTATTCCCGGCACAAAGCGGATCGGGATTCCAGGGGAAATTATAAGAAAGTCCCCAGTATGGGGTTTTGAGCTCAGATTCAGCCTTTGATCGGCTGCCAATAAGCGGAAGTGGCCTTTCTTCTTCGGTTCTATTATATTTTTGCCTCACGTGTGGCACCAATTAACACTCCTTTATATGTTTTTCTGCTATCAACATATTTATATTC